GTGAGGTCTAGGACGCGAGCACGTTTTTTGTGAAAATGGCAAAAAATGCCATGTATAGTTGGGCGCTCCCGTATGTATTATTGAGTTGAGCCGTGTATTATTTGCCTATACAGGCAAAGAATGCCGATGACTCACAGAAAATGCGCCGAGCGATACGGGGTGACTCCCGGCGCAATCCAAGGATGGGAGCGGCGCGGGTTTAACCGCGAATGGACGCTGGAGGAGATGGATCAGTGGCGCGAGGTGCACGCCAGAGGCCGCGTGCGGATCCCGCTGCCAGCGCCTGTGCAGGCTGCACCCGCACCGGAACCCGAACCCGAAGCCACGCCGACGCCAGCACCGGCTGCACCGCGGGGGCCGTCGGCGGAAAGCGTCATCAGCCAAGCGATGGGCTTTCAGGAAACGCGGACGCTGAAACTGCGAAAAGAAATCGAGCGGCTTTCGATTATCATCGGGCGGGAAAAGGGCGAGTTGGTATCTGCGGAGGAGATGCGCGAAACCGCGACGCGCGTGGTGGCGGTGTGGTGCTCGGAACTGGACGCGCTCGTGGGGGACCTGCCAGGGCAACTCGCCGGGCTGACGGAGGCGGAGATCCAACCGAAGCTCCGGGGGCGGATTGAGCTCCTGAAGGCAAACGCTCGGGAAGGGTTCTTTGCTCTATGATTACCGCACCGTTTCCGTGGTTCGGGGGGAAAAGCCGCGCTGCCGATTTGATTTGGTCGCGCTTTGGCGTGCTTGGAAATTACGTTGAACCCTTTTTGGGATCCGCCGCCGTTTGGCTGAATCGACCGGCAATCTTTGATGGCTGGGCCGCGTTGAACGACAAGGACGGAAACATTTCCAACTTCTGGAGGGCAATGCAGGCAGACCCGGAGGCTGTTGCGGGTGCGGCTGATTGGCCGGTTTGCGAAACCGATTTAACGGCGCGCCACTTGTGGCTTGTGAATAACTTGCCGAAACTTAACGCGCGGCTGATGGCGGACCCTGATTACTTTGAACTCAGAACAGCGGGATGGTGGGCGTGGGGCGCGTGCGCTTGGATTGGAGGCGGTTGGTGTGCTGGGTTTGGTCCTTGGCACGCTGAAACTGATGAAGACGGGATACCGGCGCTTGTTTGTGGCAACGGCGGGAAGGGTGTGAATAAGAAGCTTCCGCATCTGGGCAACGGCGGGAAGGGTGTGAATAAGAAGCTTCCGCATCTGGGTGACGGCGGGAAGGGTGCCCGTTTGTTACCTTGGTTTTTTGCGCTGGCTGAAAAACTAAAGGGCGCGCGTATTACTTGTGGGGATTGGGAGAGAATTTGCTCTGTTGGCACCATGACCCGAAACGGAGTTTGTGGGGTTTTGCTGGATCCGCCTTATTCCCAAACAAAGCCGGTTTACGCAAACGACGGCAGAGAAATAAGCGCAACAGTCCGCGAATGGTGTTTGCAGAATCAGAAAAATCCAGCGCTGCGAATTGCGCTCTGCGGACATTCTGGCGAGCACGATTTGCCCGGATGGGAGTGTGTTGAATGGCACGCAAAAGGGGGATACCAAGGCGCAGAAGACCGAGAACGGATTTGGTTTTCGCCGGCGTGTTTGAAACCTCAAGCGGAGCTTTTTTCTTTATGAACCCGCTTGCTGACGGCGCCCAACGCGGGATCCGACTGGCTTACACCGGCGATCCGCTGGACTGGATGGAACAGCACGTCCGCTTCCCACACTCGTCGCGCTCGACGCATTTCGACCGGCACACGGCGCCGTGGTGGAACGCGGTGTTTCACGACTTCGTGGATCCGGCGTGCCGGCAGACCTTCGTCCAAGCGTGTACAGGCGCCGGCAAATCAACCGCGCTGGAGGCGCTCGTGTGCTGGGCCGTCGCGCAGCAACCTGGGCCGATGCTGAGTATCACTCAGACCGACGCGACCAGCGCTGAGTGGATGGAAACGCGGTTGAAACCCGTGCTGGGCGCGTGCGAACCGCTGCGGGGGCTGATGCCATCCAACCGGCACCACGTCAAAAAGGACGGGATTTATTTCCCGCACATGCCCCTGATGCTTGGGGGCGCGAACACGTCCAACGCTCAGGAAAAATCCGTGCAGGTGCTTTTCTTGGATGAGTGTTGGCAATACAGCGACCTCATCACGCAGTTCAAAAAACGGCTCCACGACCGGTGGAACGGCTACGCGCTGCTGACCTCCCAGTCTTACGAGGAACCACACCAACTCACCGAGGAGTGGAGGAGCGGGGAGGAATTCCAGTGGTGCCACCGGTGCCCGGCGTGCGAGGAATGGGTGAAACCGGCGTGGACGGACATTAAATACGACGAGGCTAAAAACGAAAACGGAGAGTGGAACTGGGGCGCGCTCGTGAAAACGGTGCGGCACGAGTGCCCCCACTGCGGGCACGTCACGCCGGACACCACCGCCGCCCGCCGGGCTCTGACTCAGCGCAGCGAGTGGCGAAGCGAGGGCAACGACCACGTCGAGGGCTACCGCTCCCGTCGGGTTTCGGCGCAAAGCGTTTACTGGATCCGGTGGGCGGATCTGGTGATTCAGTGGTGCCAGGCTTCCGATGCGCGGCACCTCGGGGTGCTGCAACCGACGAAGGATTTTCGGATGCAACGGCTCGCCGAACCTTGGAAAATCGAAGAGGAGTTGCCGGCGTTGGAACTGGAGGCGTCGGAGTATTTTGTGAATGAATGGCAGGACGGGCGTGCGATGCCAGATGAAGCGGCGCGCGTTTTTACCGTGGACTGCCAGCAGGACCATTACTGGGGAATCGTCCGGTGCTGGCTGAAAAACGGGCACTCTCGGCTGCTCTGGGCGGGTAAAATTCTGACAGTGGACCAGCTCAGGGAGATCCAGACCCGGCTGAAGGTGCCCGACAAGCGGACGCTGCTGGACGCCGGGAACTCGTTTCACGGGCGGGTTTACGATACGTGCGCAAAATACGGGTGGACCGCGCTCGTGGGGCGCGCGGAGGACCATTTCACGGTGCGCGGGCAGGATGGAAAGGCGATCCGGCGATATTACTCCGCGCCGGACCGCGTGGTGGCGCCGACGACGCGCGATGCCGCGGGGAAGCGGGTGTTTGTGACGTTTTTCTATTGGGCGTCGGATCCCATCAAAGACATCCTAGCAAACCTTCGAAACACGGGTTCGCCGGTGTGGGAATTCCCGCAGGATGCTCCGCCGGAATATGTGAGGCACCTTAACTCGGAGCGGAAGCGCGCGACAGTGGACAAGCGGACCAAGAAAACGCGGCTCCGCTGGACCGCGACCGGGCGTCCGAACCATATGTGGGACGCGGAGGCGATGAACGTGCTGGCGGCGCAGATCCTTGGAATCCTGCCGGACATGGCGAGCACCGCGCCGGAGGTTGACGAACCCGCCGCGGCAGATTAATCTGCAATTTCACAACAAACCTCTTAGCGGGAGTTTGAATGTGGGAAAAAAGAGACCCCGGCTGCCGTGTGGCATGTCCGGGGTTTTTCCTTGTCGCGGGGCTCATAATTAGATGGCACCGGATCAAAAACTTCTCCTGCAAGTATTTTTAACGCGCGACGTGGCAGAGCTCCGCGCGATTATTTCTCAGAAGTTTGACCTCGTGTCCGCGGGCAAATCCACATTGGTTTCCAGCGCTATCGACGGCGCCAGTTTTCAGTTTAACGTGAACGGGACGCTCTCGCCGCTGGACGTGTTAATGCTGGCGCAGCAGGCACTTAACTACAAAGCCGCCGGGATCAACGGGCCGGTGCGCCGGACTCAGGCTTATTTTATATGAGTCTTTTCGATAAACTTAAAAAACTAGCGGGCTTTGCGACTCCCAAAGTGGGCGCAAACACTGGCGGGGCTTACCGGCGCCAGCGACTTGTGGAGGGCGGCGTGTGGACGGAACCGTGGTGGCGCAACCACACGCAGAGCATCAGCAAGGAACTCACCGTTGGCGAGTGGCGGACGGTGAATTCGGCGGCTAGGAAACTGTACTGGAACAACGGCATGGTCAATGCCGCGATTGACCAGAAGAGCATGCTGTCCGTCGGGATGGCGATGCGACCGATTTTCGTTGGGGCCGATAAGGAGTGGGGCAAACAGGCGGAGGCGATGCTTCTGGACTGGTTCCAGATCGCCTACCTCGACGGGAAATCGTGGTGGGAGGGGCTGCGGCTGGAATCCACGGCGATCGACCGCGAAGGGGATCTGCTCACGATCCTGACGACCGCGTCCACCGGCTACCCGCAGTTGCAACAGGTGCCCTGGCACCAAATCGGATCCCGCGGGGATGACGGCATTCTGACTGAGGGCCGCTACCGGGGGCTCCGTATTTACAACGGGGTGATTCTTTCGCGCACGAACCGCGCGGTGGCCTACCGGGTGCTCGGGGAGGACCAAAGCGGCTCCGAGGACCGGGACATTCCGGTGCAGTCTTGCATGCTCACGATGGACCCGCGCGAGGTGGACCAAGTCCGCGGGATCTCCGCTTTCGCGCCGGCGATCCGCGATCTCATTTCCCTCAAGGATCTGGGTGACGACATCCAGTCCGCATCCCGGATGGCTGCGAAAATCGGGCTGCTCGTCACCAACCAGCAAGGCATGGCTGACGCCGGCGACGCCTACAACGCGCTCACCGAAACCAATATGCCGCAGTGCGGGCCGGGGCTCCGTATGACCCCGATGGCTGGGGGCCGGATCGAATACCTGACGGCGGGCGCCGGCGAATCCATCGACCAGATCGACGCGAAGATTCCCACCGAGGCTCAGGACCGGCTACAGGAACGGCTGATCCGCAACGCGCTGTTGGCGGCGCAGTGGCCGCCGGAATTCGGCTGGGACATGTCCAAGCTCGGGGGGGCGTCCGCCCGCATCGTGCTGGAGCAAGTCAACCGCATCACGTCCGAGCGGCACGCTTACCTCGCTGCGTTTTGCAAGCGGCGGTGCGCGTACGCCGTCGCGAAGTTTGTGGAACTCGGGGTGCTACCGCCTTACACCGGCGCCGATAAGGACCGCGGAGGCGCGTACCAGTTCCGCTTCACCGAACCCGCCCGGCTCACTGCCGATTCCGGCTATGCGTCGCGCGATGCGATCGAGGCCTACCGGGCTGGGATGCGGAGCATGACGGACATCCTCGCCAGCGGATCCAAAACGCTGGAGGAGCACCTAGATGAAGTCGAACGCGAGGAGCTCGAAATCAAAAAACGCGTTGAACGCTCGGGGCTCACGCGCGACGTGTTTGGGCTTTTGACCCCCAACGGCAACCCGCCAACCACACCGACCGAATGAAATTCCAACGCATTCTAGAGCAAGTTTTTTACCGCCCGTGGCTCATCACGCCGGGGGGCTACGCCGCCGTCCGCAAGCTCGTGGAGGGCCGGGTGCTGCGCGCCAACGGCGAAGGGTACGAAATGCTCGACGGCATGACCTCGAAGCGCGAGGAAATGGAAATTGACGGGAACGGGATCGCTCACATCTGCATCGAAGGGACGCTGGCAAAAGGCATTTCGCCAATCGAAGCCTGCTGCGGTGCGTGGGATTACGAGTGGGTGGCGGAGGACCTCGAAGACGCGATGGAAGCCAACGTGCGCGGGATCCTGCTGGAAATCAACTCGCCGGGGGGCAGTTGCTCTGGGTGCTCGGAGATCACCGACCTCATCCAGTTTTTGAAAGTCCCAATCGTCGCTTATTCCGACGACACCGCGTGCTCCGCCGCGTACAACATCGCCGTCAGTTGCGACAAAGTTTTTGGATCCGTCGGCTCAACCTGGGGCAGCATCGGCACCATCATTCCTTGGGTGGACCAGTCCGCGATGTACGAAGAGGAAGGGCTGAAGTGGGATCCTATCACGTCGGGACCGCTCAAGGGCGCCGGCATGGGGCCGTCGCTTACCGCGGCGCAGCGTGCCAGCCTGCAGCAGCTTGTGGACGATTCTTTCGCGCAGTTTCGGGACAACGTGCTCCGCAACCGCCGCGTCGCTGACGAATACATGACCGGGGCTGCTTATCTGGCGCCGCGGGCAAAGGCCGGCAATCTGATCGACGGCATCGGAAATCAGGAGCTTGCATATGGCGAGCTTTTGGCTATGCTTTAACACGTTGGCTTCATTCATTGGTTGAAAAGACCCGTCACGGATTTACTCCCGTGGCGGGTTTTTCTTGTCTGCGCGGCGAAGGGTATATGGAACTTCCTTCCACGCTAACCGATGCGCTGGCCGCGCTCTCTGCCGCGCAGGCGGATCTGGCCGCGCTTAACGCACTCACCGCGGAGCATTCCGCAGTGGTCGCAGAATTCCAGTCGCTCAAGGGCAAAGCCGCGGATCTCTCCGCCGCGCTGGATATCGCGAACGCAAACAACCGCGACCTCGCCGCCGCGCTCGACGCCGTGAAGGCTGCCGAGGCTGACGCCGCCAGCAAGGCAAACGCGATCGTGGCGAACCTGGGCGTGGCTCCCGTTGCCATCGTGCCCGAACAAATTTCCGCGCCTAAGAGCAAAGAAGAGCTCTGGGCACATTACAACACTCTTGGTTTTGTCGAACGAAACGAATTTTTCGCGGCAAACAAGAAAGCAATGCAACTCTAACCCTTACAAACTAAAATCCTATGGCACTCAATGGTGTTTTCCTCGCTCAGATCGCGCAGCAATCGCTGCCGTTCCTCACTAACGCTTTCGCTCCCCTGCGTGGCGTCACGACTGATTTCTCCACGGACGTAGCATCCGCCGGATCCTCCGTCACCACCCGTTTTGCCACCGTTCCCTCGGTGGTCGACATCACCAGCGCGGGCTACGCTCCCGTCGCCGGCGACACAACCGCACGCACGATTTCGCTGGATCAGCACCGCGGCGTCACGCTCGGGTTCACCGACATTGAAGTCCTGCAGAGCTCCATCAACTTCCAGAACCTGTTTCTGGCGCCGATGGTGCAATCCTTGGGCGCTGATATGTTCGGACAGCTGTGGAATCTGGTGACCGCTGCCAACTTTGCGCAGACTCCTCTTTCCTCCAGCGCTGCGAACTTTGACCGGCAGGACGTGATCGACCTCGGTGTGACGCTGACGCAGACGCTCAAGGCTCCCAAGATGGGCCGCTCGGTGATCATGAATCCCGCTTACTACGGCGCGATCTCCAAGACCTTCATCAGCGCAGAAATTCCCGGCATCACGCCGTTCAAAGCCGAAGGCACTGTGCCGCGTGTTTCCGGTTTCGACATTTACGAAAGCGACTTGTGCGACGCGAACAGCGAAGCGCTCGCCGGTTTCGCGCTGCACTCCAGCGCGCTCATCATGGCCGCGCGCCGTGTGAACCCGGAAGCCGCTCTGGCCGACTCCATCGAGATCGCCGAAGTGATTGTGCCGGACCTCGGGCTGCCGCTCACGTTCCGCAAATTCTACGACCGCACCAGCGGAAAGACCTGCATCAACGTGTCTTGCATCTGGGGCGTCGCAAAGGGAACCAACATGGGCGTCCGCATCGTCACTCCCTAACGATTGACCACCCAAGAGCCGGGGCTTCCCTTTCGGGGGAGGTTCCGGCTCTTTTCCGAATATCCCAAAAATGAAAATTTCGCTCGTCATCGAAGATGTCGGGGCAGGCCCGCAGGTGATTTTCACCTCGCACGAACCCGCGGAGGCTCGCCAGTTTTTCAAGGCGCACGCCAACCCCGGCAAACTGGTGCTGGTTTGTAATCCGGCGCCGGACAACTTCCGCACGATACGGGGCACTCCCGTTGTGGAGGCTGAACCCACAAGGCCCGCGCGCCGGGCATCCAAGGAACCGCTCCTCTGATGTCCGACTGGACCGACATCACCGCCGCCGCAATGGGGGACGCACTCGGCTACATGCAGGCCGACAGCGTCACCTACGCCGGCGTCACGGCGAACTGTGTTGCGTCCGAAAAGACTTCCGATTTGCTGGCCGCCGGCGGTTTTGAGCAGCACTTCGCCGGTTTCGTCCGCGTGGCGAGAGCGGGGTTTCCTGACCCCGTGAAGGGGGCCAAACTTACGGTGAACGGCACCGAGCGCCGCATCACTAGCTGGGACGAGGATCCTATCTCGTGGAAAATTTACCTGGAGGACGTGAGCCGATGATCGACGGCGTTTTCTCCGCGGCGGTGCAAGCCGCTCTTTCGCTGGCGTTGCCGGGCGTTTACGTCGGGGAGCCGCAAGACGACAGAGAGATCCCGGCGAAGGCCGTGCTGATGGAACTGCAAAGCGACATCGTTGTGGGCAGTCCGCTGCAACGCGGCACGCTGACGCTGCACGTCACGAGTCAGGCTGACGATTACACGCGCGCGCAGCAGGCGCAGTTTGCTGCCGCTGTGGACGCCGCGATGCGCTCGCTAGTGCTGGTTTCCAACGCGGTGCAACTCTACGGAGTGGTGGCGCAGAGCACCGACAATTTGCGCGAGGAACGTCACTGGCGAACTGCCATGCCTTACGTGGTTGGATTTGGACCTAAATCTTAAAAAATTATGCCTGTATCATTTGGAGCCGCATTATTCGGAGTCACCGCGCCAAGCGGTTACTTGCAAGAGTCAACGCAGGAGGAAGTGGTGGAACTTGCGACCATACGCGACGCCGATGGGCAAACTGTAGTGGTGCAAACAAAACCACGCAGCACCACAACCACCACGGTCAAAACCAAGGGGGAAGCGGACCTTGAAACAGTGCCGGAAGGCGCTTTCACGGGGGCAAAGCTGACTTCGTCAAAGGTTTCACAGACCAACGATGATTTTTCCACTGCGGAAGCAACCTACACTTTATTTGCTTAACCTATGGCAACCTTTGGAATCACCATGGTCAGTGCGACCGGCACGATTGTTGAATCGCTGGACATCGAAATGAAGGGGGAGTTTAAGCAACTGCTCACTTCAACGGGGGCGCACTCCGAGGCAAAGACCTTTGATACCAGCTACGCCGTCAGCGTTAAAGGCAAGGGCGACACCTGCCCCTTTGACGCAGGCGGCATCACAAGTGGCATCACATCAGTCACCGGCAAGGGCTTCTGGACCAATGTGACGTTGGATTCCAAAAACGACGATTTTCGCGGATGGTCCGCGACTGCAACGATATACAAAAACGCAACCTAACGACAAATTATGCGCCTCCGATTACTTGAGGACAACGAATCTCCGGGCAAGAGTTTCAACACTGACATCATCGCCGCGTGGCTTACCAGTGGCGGCGCTTTGGTTCGGCGTGGCGGTTTTCAGCATTTTGTGGACGAGGCTGGAAAAGCGCACGTCCGATGGGTGGTGAACTGCGACGTGCTCGCCAAGGTGGACGGCGCGGAAATCGACTTCGATGAATTTCGCAAACGCTTTGAGGACCTGGACTGGTGCAAGGCGAACCCTGACTCCGATATTTCGTGGATGCGCGGGTATCGAGACAACGCGCGCGACCTCAAGCGGTTTGCGAAATCTGCCGCCGTGGGTATCTCACGCAGGGACGGGCAAGCGTTCGGCATCGTTTACCCCGACTCGCCAGAATGGCTGAAACAGGAATTCCAAGCGCGCTTCGCATGAACCCGTTTTTCCTCAAAAACACGCAAGTGGGGCCGCTGGAACTCAGGCCGTGGACGCTGACGACGCAGTTGGCAATTTCCGAGCTCAAGCTCACTGAATTGTCCGACCAAGAACAGGTGGTGGCGTGCGCGTGGCTGCAAAGTCGCGAACCGGAAGACGTAGAGCAGGCGATCTCCGACGGCACAGCGCTGGCTGCCATCAAGGCGTTCACGCGGGCCTTTCCGCTGGCGCTGGCGAAGCCGGTGGCTGAATGGTGCCGGGCACAGGCCGAGGCCGTGGAATCGGGCCGTGTGGACGTTATTCCCCAACCCGGAGGCGCGCGCGAGGGCACGCCAAAAAACTAGCGGCGCCAGGCTGGGATGAGGCGTTCATCCTAGTACTGGCGCGAGAAACCGGATGGACTCAAGACTACATTCAACGCAAAGCACCGCTGGCGCAGTTGCTGCGGATTTACCACGCCGCGATTTGGGGCAACGGGGCGTGGACGGTGCGGCGCAAGCCGGTGGATTTACAGGCCCTCTTTGTAGGCAAGCCACACGAGGAGGAGGACGATGAGTAGCGCGTTGACGTGGGATTTTGACGCAGCGCAACGCAGATTCACGGCTGAACTGCAACGCGTGGTGGCAAATTCTCGCCGTGGCGCGCGGCATGAGGTGATGGTAAATTTCCGTGGCGCGCTCCGGTTTTGCTTTGCAGTGACCCCACCGATGGGGGGGCGCCAGTCGTCAGTCACAAGAGGTGAAAACGTCCGTGTGGATTTTGCTAGAGGCAAGCGACAGGGGCAGCGTGCAATCCGCAAAGATCTTTCTCGGGCGTTTCAGCCAATCCCGTCGGCGTGGAAACAAACAGCACGCCGTCCGGGGGGCTGGGAGCGGATCCAAGCCCAGTTTGGTCAACGTGCTACACGGCAAGCGCTGGACAAGACCCCAGAGCAGGCGCTGGCGTGGTACAAATCCAAGCGCAACCGAAACCGCAGAATCACTGGGCGCCCAAGGATCCCAACGTGGACCACCAACATCAAATTTGTGGAGCGAACACTGCTCAAGGAGCAGGGACTTACCGCCTCGGGCTGGCTTACCGGAGCAAACCGGTTTGGCGTCCGCGGCATCCCGCAATGGATCACCCGGCACGGAGGAAAGGTGGGTGGCTCGGTAACGATCCGAGACACTGCCACCGAGTTGAAGTTTTTGGTGAAAAACGCAACAGAGCACAACGACTCGCCGCGAATCCAAGGCAAAATTGCCACCGCTCTAACCCTGCAGGCCAACGCGATGGTGCGCAGCATGGCCGCTCAAATTAACCGCGAACGCATCCGCTGATTTATGATATTTGCATCCCTCGGGCTGGACTGGTCCAATTTCCAACGTGGCATGAACGGGGCAATGTCTTCGGTGCGACAACTCGCTGGAGGCGCGAGCTTGTTTGCCGGGGCAGCCGTGGCCGCGCGCCAGTTCATGGCAGCGGTTGAAATGGGGGACGAGTTGGTGGACCTCAACGCGCAAACCGGTGTTGCCATTGATAAGCTGATGGAACTGCAAATGGCTTTTGACCTTAACGGGATGAAAGCCGAGCAGGTGCAGCCGGTGCTGGCAAAAATGCAACGGCTAATCGCAGAGGCTGGTTCTGGCAGCGCGGATGCTGCTGCAAAATTTAACTTGATGAGGATCGCTGTCAGCGACATCCAAGGGCTCAACGCTGACGAGCAGTTGCTGAAAATCGGTAAGGCCATCACCAAAATTGAGAACCCGGCGCAGCGGTCCGCGGTGGCGATGGATGTTTTTGGCAAGTCAGGATCGAAACTGCTTTCGGTGTTTGCTGCCGGGGGGATGGATGAAGTGCGAAAAGTCCTCGGCAACCAATCTGCGCTGCTGTTGGAAAACGCCGGGATCTTTGGCAAGGCAAGCGACATTCTTGGGCTGGCTGGCAGCAAGGTCCGCGGTTTCTTTGTCGGCATTGCTTCCGAGATCGTTCCGCAGTTGATGGAGGTTCTTGAAAGGGCGGAGAAATTGGACTTCAGCAAATTTGGTGTTGGAGTTGGGAAGGAAATCAACATGTTTTTGGCTGCGGCAGAGCAGGTTTACATTTTTATGGCAAAGGCTGCAGATTTGGTAGTCAGCGCTTTTGGAAAAGCCGCGGAACTGATTTTGTCGCCAGCCATTTTGTTAGGAAAACTGCTGGGGCCTAACCGAGGCCCGAGCGGACAGCAGGAAGGCGCGCCAGCAACCGAGGACACCTACCTGAGCCGCGCGATGGCAGAAATTGAAAAAGCGCAAGAGGCTGCAAGGCAAAAAAACCCGTCTCCGGACGCCGCTCCGACCGGAACCGACATCAT